TTGTAGATCACCGTCAGCTCCTTGCCCGCCAGCCCCTTGGGCGGCGGCGGGATCTGGCCCGCCTTCCACAGCATGGCAAAACGCCGCGCGACCTTGGGCGCCAGATATTCCTCCTGCACACGGCCCTGGTGCGGGGCCCAGAGGCGCTGGCGTTCCTCGGTGATCGCCATGACCTCGGTCGCGGTCATGCCGGTCCGCCCGGCCAGGTTCATCAGCGTGTAGTGGAAGGCGTCGCGGATCTCCTGCATCACCTCCTGCCGCTCCTGCAGGGTCAGCTGCAGGCGGCCCGCGACGTCCAGGGGCTGCAGCATCGGCTTGCCCTGGATGCTCATCGCGCCATAGACCACTTCGCCCGGCCTGATCTTGCCGTTCAAGGGCCAGTCGCCCCGATCGGGGGCCATGATGGTCGGGTCGGCAGCGCGCTGCGCGGCCCGGATCGTGGCATCGGTCATCCGGTGATGCAGGCGGGCCGATGCCAGGGCCGCAAAGGCCGGGCCGGTGCCGTAGGTGTGGCCGGTGTCCACGTCCCAGCGGGGGGCGTAGAAGGGCATTTCGTCATAGCCCTTCACGCGGATCAGGCAGGTCTCGCATTCGGTGGAATAGCGGCTGTACCAGCGCTTGCCATCGGGGCCAAGCCGCCCCTTGCGGAAGGTCTCGTTGCGCCCGACGCGGTGGTAGAAGGCGATCTTCGTGCGGTCGGACTTCTGCGCCAGCTCGGCCAGCTTTGCGGGCAGCTGGTCATCCGGGCGGTTGAACATGCGGACGGCCTGTTCCGGGGTCAGCATGAACTTGCGCACGACCTCGACGACCAGGCCGAAGGCGTCGATCTCCATCACGATCTCCGAGAGGCTGACCGTGATGTCCATGATCTTGCGCTCGTCGATCAGGATCTCGTCGTACTGGGCCGCGTTCCCGAAAGCGGCAAGGTCGCCGTAGATCTGCTGCGCCGCCGTGTAGAAGGTCGAGACGCTGGGCTGGAAGCTGGCCAGCACCCGGGCACTGGCCGTGTCCAGCCACAGGCGATGCTCGTGGTTGGCCATGTCGTCGGGGTCGTTGGTCGACAGGCCGCACCACTGGTTTGCCGGGTTCGTGAGGGTGCCGTAAAGGCCTGCGGCAAAGTTGTTGTGGGCGTGGATGGGCGCGCTGGACAGCGGCTTTTCCAGCGTCCGGCCGGCCGGGTCGGTCAGCCCGAAACCGCCACGCTGCGGGCGGATCAGGCGGGCGATGTCTTCCCACATCTGCTCGTGCTGCGACCGGTCGGTCTTCAGCTCGGTCCAGCGCTGGATGTCGGCTTGCGCCCGGGTCTTGCTGTCCTCGAAGGCGGCGGCGGGGGAAAGCGCGTTCATGTTGCGGCACCCCCCAGCGTGGCGGTGGACGGGATGCCGCTCGGTCCGGTCAGGATGTTCGCGGCGGCCCCACGGCGGCGGCGGCGCAGCATTGCCTCCTGGTCCGCCTGGGCCAGCGCCTCGGCGTTGTCATAGGCCGCGACCTGGACGGTCGGTGTGCGGGGAATTCTCGGCTTGCACATGTCAAGTCTCCTTCTGGGGTTGGGGGGAGGAAGGTCTGGTCCAGGCAAATTGGCGGAACGAGTGGGTGCCATCCCGGCCAAAGCCGGGCAGGTCAGCCTCATGGGCAAAGCCGATCGCGGTCAACAGGCGCGACGCGGTCGGGTGGCCGGCCCAGCTGCGGGCCTCGATCCGGTGGATCCCGGTCTCGGCCGTGAACTTGGGCAGGCGCTGGCGGATCGCCACGGCCAGCCGCGCCAGGGCAACGCGGTGGCGCATATGGTCAGCGGCCAGTAGGGCGCCCTCCGCCACCCCGGCCTGACCGCTGTTGGCCAGGGCAAAGACGGCAAAGGGCCTTTGCGACGGTCCGGTGGTGGCGATCAGCGACACCGGGCCCTGCGCCTGGGCCATCCGCCATTCGGCGAACAGCCCAAGTGCCGTGTAGGGTGCACCCCTGACCAGCTCGACCTCGATGTGGTCATGCAGGTCCAGCCGGCTGAAGACGGCCATCGCGGCAAGATCCTCGAAGGGGTGCACGCGGATCATGGGGTCAGGCTCCGCAAGGCGGTTGAGCAAAGCAGCTGCGACCGGACGGTGCAGGCGGCCGCAAGGAACTCGCGGCAGGCCTCGGCGGTCTCTGCCTCGCGGATCCGCTTCAGTGTGGCAGCATCAAGCAGGATGGCCATAGGTCAGGCCAGCGCCATGATCTGGCGGCGGGCTTCCATCGCCCAGTCGGCCAGCGTGCGGTCCAGCGTCGCCGCCCGGATCACGGTGATGTCGGCCAGGCTGAAGATGTCCTCGGTCAGCTCTGCCGCGTGTTCGACCTGCAGCACCTCGACGGTGTCGTCGCGCAGGGTGTCGAGGTTGTTCATCTCGACGGCGGTCAGAAGCTCGTTCAACAGGTCCAGCCGGCCCGCGCGGTCAGCCTCGGCCCGCTTGGCCGCGCGCTGCGCTGCCTTGGCATCCTTCTCGGCCTTGGCCTGCACCTTGCGCTGGTGGGCCGCGTCCGCGTCTGCCAGGGCGGCCGCCTTGGCCGCGGCTTCTGCCTCTGCCGCCTCGGCTTCGGCCTTGGCCTGCGCTTCCGCCGCCGCCTGGGCAGCGGCTTCGGCCTCTGCTGCGTCGGACTTGGGGGGTTTGCTCATGTCTTATCCTTTCGGGGGTTGGGGTGGATGTCAGGGAACGATCTGCCAGTCGTCGGCCAGCATGTCGGTCTGGCTGGCCAGCCAGCCGACGACCATGCAGCCATCCGCCGCGCGCATGTCGATGTGCGGCAGAAGCTCGATTTGGCCCTCTGGGTCGTCGAGCTCGACCGCGCGCTTTGCAGCTGCGTGACCGCATTTCGCGTGACGGGCCTCGAAAGCCGAGCCAGGCGTGAGCGCGATCCACATGCCTTTGCCGTTCCATCCGGCACGGGCGACTTTTGCTCCGGCCTTCAGGGCGGAAAGGGCCTGACCAAAGTTCATCGCGTTGGTTTGGGTGCGATCGCCGTGCAGTCGACTGACGTAACCGTCAAGCATGTGGATGAAACCAAGAAGCTCTCGGCGGTCCATTTCGCCTGCCGCAACGCCCATCCAGTTGATGCCCTGCGCTGCCTCGAAGTCGCTGTCCGACACGCCAATTCGCCCTCTGGCAGCGGCAGTCTGCAAATGCGATGTATCAGGATCCTGCATGTTCAATCTCCATAGGGGTTCATCGGGTCATACCGGGCGGACAGCCCCCCGGCGGGCTCCATCGGGCGGCCTTGGTCGCCCTCTCTCCCCGTGGCCGCGCGGGCCCCGTGGGGGAAACTGATCGGACTTAAGCCGTTGCCCTTGTGCTGGCTAAGAAGCAGGTATTGCAGGGCGTCCATGACGTTCGCCTCGGTCAGCCGCTTGTCCGGGACCTTGCGCTTGTCGCCCGATGCGTCGACCTCATCGGTCCAGACATAGCGGGCCTCGAAGCCCCGGATCAGGAACTTGGCACTCGGGTCGATGATCAGCCCAGGCCTGCCGCCCTGGACGAACTCCAGCGGCGCGCGCACGGCCTCCAGGCGGGGCTGCAGGCGGTTGGTGCCCAGGCGCTGCGGCCGCACGCGAAAGCCCGCCGCCTGCCCCACGATCTTGTTCCAGGTCGCGTTTTCGTCGGCAGCCTGGCTGGCCCCGTGTTCGCCCGCCATGTCGCCCCAGCCGTCGCCCTTCCTCAGGTGCGAAAAACGCCGCTCGATCAGCTCGTCCAGGCGACGGCCAAACTCGGCGGCCATCAGCCGCTCCTTGTCGAAATGCAGCTCGGCCAGGATGGTCCAGTGGAAGGGCGGGGCAAACTGGGCGATGACCGCCGCGCCCTTGAAGCCCTGGTCAAGGCCGAAAAGCAGGGGCAGCGACGGGTCCGGCTGGATCGTCGCCTCGGCCACATGGATCCGGCGGTTGAACTCGCGGGCAAAGACCGGCTCGCCGGCGCGCAGGTACGTGGTCCGGTTGTAGACCATGCGGCTGGTGACGTCGGACTTGCCGGCCAGCTTGTTCAGCGCGATCTGCAGCTCGTAGTAGCCAGGCGCGAGGTTGGCCATGTTCTCCAGCCCCGGCTCGCCATAGCCGGGCTGCCGGTGAAAGCTGATCTCGATCTTGCGCGCGCCTTCGGGCTGGCTGGCGGTCAGCTGCTTGGCGATCTCGGCGCGGCCGGCGGCGTCGTGGAAAACCTTGTAGGTCCAGTTGTCCTCGTCCGGCGCGTTGAAGTCGCAGTCGATCTGGCCGTAGCTCCGCACATCGTCGGCATAGCCCTCGAAGTGCTTCCGGCCCGGCCAGCGGTTGATCCGCCCGACCCCGAAGGTCAGGCTGTCAAGCGGGTTGGTGTCGGCCTCGCTGATGTCCAGGTCGGTGCACTCGAGGCCCCGCATGGATGCCGCGACGTCGTCACCGAAGGCCATGAACTCGGCGATCCAGTCGATCTCGCCGTGTTCGTCGGCAAAGCGGATGTGGTGGCGCACCGGGTCGCCCCGGCCGCCGGACCAGGTGCCCAGCTGCTTGGGGTAGGTCTCCAGGTAGGACGGGATCACCGTGGCCCAAAGCTGGCGATAGGTCTCGCGGGTGAAGAGAACCTTGTAATAC